ATATAAAAAGACCAATAGAACCCACGATGTGATCCTTTGATTTTTGCAGATAAACTATTTTCGTAAATTGGAAACCAACCTGGCGAACCAAACCATGTAAGAACGTCAATCTCAAATGCCCAGTTATCCGTAAGTTTTGCTGTAAAATATGTTTTGATTTTCATCTTTACCTATTGTTAAAGTAGTCGAAAAATACGTCTGTAGGTGTCTTATGGCTACCAGTTGCCACACCACGATGATATACATAGGCGATTAAATCGCCATTGCTATCTTCAACAATATGTAAATCTGGATACTTACTGATGTTTGATCGTGAAAGTGATGCAGAACCTTTTTTCAAATAGTTCTTCATTGATTCCACAAACATCGGTACGGCTTTAATTCGTTTATGACCAAAGAATTCCTCAATGACTTCTTCTGTTAAAGTCAATTCATCAAGTCCTTCAAGATACTGTAGTTCATCACGAACCAAATCTTGCTTCTGACTCATTACATACATTTGATTACTCACCATATCTGATGTATAATTTTGAATATCTTCTTCAAATAAATTCAATTGCACTGTCATGTCATTCAATACCCTCCGGGATGGCTAAATCTTCAAGTACAGGAAAGCCTATAAGAAATAAAATCAAAATGGCAAGAATTACAAACAATGCAAATCCTTCGTTACGCACGTTAAAGGCCTCCTTGTATTACTGCAATTGCAAAAACTGTATTGAAAATAAAAAATCCAAGAATGCCAATGATGATATCATACTCTTGGATTTTACTATTCTCAACTTTATACTTATTTAGATCATCGGATGAATGCTGCATATGGAGACCTTGGTTGAGGTTGTTGTTCATCGGTAACATTGTAAATGTAAACATTAAAAATAAATGAAAAAACTAAACTCATAAAGATAATCATTCTTAGACTTGTCATAACAAACTCACATTAAATGTTAATAATCAGCCTTTGTACTATCTAAGAAAAAATCAAGTAATGTCTTATTTTGCAACATCACTTCTTCAATAAATGGATAGGACAACATAAACAAAAGTAAAAGAGAAGACCAAATTAATATTCTTCTCCATCTACGGTAGTTTGCAGGAGTCATATTACCTCTATTGAAAATGCGGCAATTACATGCCGCTTGTTGGTGGCAATTTCAACCACAATGACGACCTTTTCTTCATTCAGTGACACAACGAATATCATCAAGGATGTAGACGTAGGTATGAATGCCGCTATCTATCGCCTTCGATAGCGAAACGGCTCAACGCCAATCTTTTCTATCGCCAATAATTTCTGAGTATTTGTAGCCAGCGTAGTAGTCGGCAACTTGTTCGGGCGTCATCGATTCTTCGGTGATTCTTTTGCCACGAACTTTACTACCTTCCGTATAGTAGTGAGGATCTTCCGGGCGATAATAGTAAAAGTCAGCAGTGCCACAATCCCATGGAGAACAATGTGATGTATCACGACCTTCTTTTAACTTTTCTAATTCTTCGGTGTTTTGAAAAACAATCATGACAACTCCTTATAAGAAATATCAATCACTCAACTCATGATCAGATCATATCATATTGAGAAGAAATGTCAAGAACTTTTATGCAGTGAAAGTTTTCTGCATTTTTTTACGTTCTTCTTCTTTCTTATCTTGGGCAGCAAGCAAAGCTTCTTTCTCTTTTCTGCTTCGCTCTCGAACGAGAATATCATAACTACTTGGAGGTAAATCATTTCCCATGTCCGCACCAAATTAAAGTGTTATAAGGTTAAATCCAGATTGTATCCTTTCTTGGTCTTTGAATCATTTTCTTGCAAGTTGAAGTAACATATTTCCATTCACCGAGTTGTCTTTCATCAGCACTAGTCCAATAACTCAAGAATTCATCATATGTGTTACGCATTGCATAATAACTTTGTACACACTCAATCAAATTTACCATATCAAGTTTATCAGATGTATCTGAAACTTTGTCGGGATCATAAAGTAAGTCAAAAAAAGCATTTCGTTCTTCATTAGACCACATTCCGTAAGCATTAGTACTTAGAATCAATGCAGTCAATGCAATCATAAATTTTTTCATAGTTGTTCCTTTTTTTCGGTTGTACAAAACTATATTTATCTTTTATACAACTTCTACAGCATAGTGCAAAGCAATCCAATCGTCAATACAATCTTCAACTGTATAGTTCTTGATCACATGATCCATCCCATGTTTTGATACTTGTTTTTCAAGCCAAGGTTGCCAATGAGAATTGATGATTTCAATTTCAGTGACTGTCACATATTCTGGCACTGAAAGACTTGGTGGACTTTTATATGTGAAGCTTCGTGTCCGGTTTAATTCTTTATTTGTTGGTAAAACGGAAATCAATTTCCTAACAAAGTTGTTCATTTCTTCTTTCTACTTCTCTAAGTATTTGTTGCAAATAATCAATTGCATCTTCAAGGTCTCCAGAATGTCCGCCATAAAATTGGCAACGGAAGATTAATTGAAAAACATTATATGCTTTAATGTTATCTTCGCATTTTAAAAACTCTTTCATCTTCATTCGAATAGGACTTCCGGCTTGTATATTTTCAGATAAAATCGGAATTTCTTTTAAGGTCTTTTGCCTATTTAGATACCAAATCGCTTTGTGTATATCTTGAATACCACCCTTCAGGTGGTAGCGAAAAAGATATTTGAAAGCATTGCCTAAGTTAAAACACATCTGCTCACAAATATCTATCGCCTCAATTCCTGAAGGATGTCGGTTGTAGTGTTCGGGATGGTTTACTTTCTCACTCATGATATTACTTTGTACTTCTTGCCATTAATGACTTCAATCTTACGAACTTTCAGTGCTGACGGTGGTGACAAAGTATTATCAGGATTATCACTACCGCCGTTGTCAAGAAAACGAACCTGCGCCGTTCGCATGTCTGCATTAAATTGACGATCACCCTTTGCATTTGTCTTAGCTTTTGGAAGGCATCGTGATACGAAAGGGATTTGCTGTGACATAATATTCTCCTGATGGGTTTAAATTCAACTCACTCACTCAACATGATCAGATCTTAACAGACTGGTCAGGAATGTCAAGAACTTTTTTCGAAAAAAGTATGATTCTTTGCATTGGGAACAACTAGTTCATCATCATTCGTTCCATTGCCAAATGTAAGATTTGGTCCTTCGACTGTTCCTGCTTCAAGTGCAATCATAGCATCTTCAACTTCAACCTCAGTATTTTCCCAATAGTAATTCCCATCATCTGATAGGTACATACCCCATACTATGCCATCGCCTTTTTGAGACCATTGTATACGATAACTTTTTGGTGTTCTTCGTGCACGATTATCTTTAAGATTTGCGAGAGCAACCGCAGTCAGTTCTGGAGAAAATTCAAGTTGTCTGACTGTTGCATGGTCAAATAATTTAGGATCAAATTCAACTGCTGAATGTGAAGCCATTGCTTTATAGTCATTCACCATTTGCTCAACTCTTCTGCCTAGTTCAAGTTCTTCTGGTGTTGGCATTTCGTATCCTGTATTATTGTAGTCTTGGATTATTTGTTGATTAATTTTCATATTTAGACTTTGCTCCATGGGTGAGGTCGGTATTCTGGTCCTGTCCATTGAATACTATATTCACCAAACACATTACCTCGAGAATGATTCAACAAAGGTCCTGCCCAGCCTGCTGGCAATAAAATATCACCACGTTTAAATTTATCTGTATCTTTTACTACTACGAATGAATGGACTCTGCGCTGAGAGTAACCATATGGGTCTGGAGATTTATCACTGTATACACGAATATATTTTTGATTGACAGTATATTTCAAACTATCTTTGAACATTTTGCTCATGTCATCAGAAACTGCATCATCATGGCATCGCCATTTTTCATAATCAGCATGAATGTTTTTCAAATAGGTAACCAAGGCACCTTTGAAATCAGCAGAAAGTTTTTTCATATGACCTTTATTAGTACGGGTTTACCATTCCACGAACTCTTTGAATTGCATCATAATGAGTTCCATACTCATGATTCAATTTCTCCAATTCTCGAAGTTTTTCATCTTTTTGTTTTTGCCACTCTCTACGTCTTCCGGTATTCTCTTGAATTGATGAATTAGTGGTAGTTGACTTAGCGGAAGAGGCAGCAATTTTAGCGGCTTTCTCCACAAGTTGATCATATCGGTCAGCTTTTTCAAGTTGCTGCTTTAAATAATCTTCGCCAAAACCTTTCGTAATCTGAAGATATTTCTCTTCAATTTCACAAAGTCTCTTATATTCTCCACGAAGGTAATCAATCTCTTCTTGAGGAGATTTATAAATATTCAGTTCTTCAAGTTCAGCTAAAAATGATGACATGTTCAATCTCAAAAAGATTAATAATCAATCACTATGATCAGATCATATCAGATTATTTCGGAATGTCAAGAACTTTTTTTGTATGGTGTGAAAGATTCTCCGCAGCCGCATTGCTGACCGGATTGTCGAACAAAAATGAATCCCTGTTCAACGAGGTTCTTTGTAGAGAAGTCAATTGTCACGGGTCCAATAATTTCTTCAAATAAATCATTATCAACTAAGATCTTAATATCATTTGAAACAAAAGTCAAGTCATGCTCTTGAATATCAGCTTGAGTATTTGTTTCAAGCTCCCAACGCCAACCGGAACAGCCACCTTGATTTGCACTTACACGGAGATAGGTGTCATCAAGATTTAAATTCTCTGATTCAAATGATTCAATGAATTTTTCTGCTGCTGTTGATGTTAATTCAATTTGCATTTTTCTTCATCTCCATACGGATGTCGATAACTTGTTGAACTAAATCTTGTATGTTTACTTGTAATGCATTTAAGTACTTATTCAATTCATTCATATCTTTTGCTGAGGTTGTTGAATCTTTAAATTTTTGATATAGCAATTGCACATCGTGTGAATTCGTCATTTCGGTTCTGTGCATTCTTTCTTCAAGTTCTTGAACCTTTTCTTCCATTTTTGAAATGCGATTATCGCCTTGTGTACCTTTCATCAAATATTTTGAAGTGCCTTCAATACCTGAATTAATACTTTGATGTGTAAACCAGGCGTCACTATTAAATGCCTTATCACAAATCATAATATCGTAATGTGGTTTTTTACCAACAGTTAAAGAAGTATACTTACATTTCCATGTACCAAGTTGTTCTTCTGTTAAGTCTGTCCAATCAATACCACTTCTTGCACCTCTTGCAGTCCAATAATGAATTTCATGACCTTCATCAAACAATGAATTAATATAATTAATTCTGTCAAAGAAAGGTGTATGATTTTTATAATCTTTAGTACCATCTTCAAGAATTTTTTCTTTACAAATAGTACCATCAATATCAACATATATGATCATAATATTTCTCAATTAATAGTTGTAAATGGTATCCAGTGATTTAACTCATAACTTTCGTATTCATTTTCGTCCTTTCTATATTGAGTATTATCAAGATATTCTCTTGGAATAATATCATATGCTATAGTTATTCTCTCTTGGTCATTATCCCATTCTGTTGAACGATGAAAATCATTTTCACATTTTCCAAGTATTATTAAATTATTTCTACTCTCAATATCTATATGCTCTGTTGTACCATCTTCAATTACAAGACGATATTTTGTAAAACTTTCTTGAGCCTCTGAATCAACAATAAACAATCCATGCCAAGCATTTATACCCGCTGGCCAATGAGAGTGCCAATCAATGTATTCTGATTTTCTATATACATTCAACCATGATTGCATATAATATTCATCAGGAACATTAGTTGCATATTCAAACAATTGTTTTAACTGATTGAGTGCTTTTGAAAATTCTGGAAATGGATATAGAAATGTGTTATAGTATCTGTATAATCCGGTTGTCATTGTTGATTGTCCATCATAATGTCGAATGCCGTCAGGATGAAAATTTTCTTTTACTATTTCATATAGACGCATTGCTGAATTACGAAACTCTTTATTATCTACATCTTCTAAAAATTTAGTATATATTATATTATAATAATTATCTTCTAATTCCATATCAATATAAATCTTCTATGTAGTCGGGTTGAACATTAAAAGGTATGACAGTATATACAACTTTTGATTTGCGATTTGCTTCAGAGGCCATTTTATGTTTGTATGCTGCATCTTCGTTTGTATATATTGCAGTTACTCCGCTTTCATTTTTCTTTTCCCACATTACTATATAAACTGTAAATGTTAATTTATATTCTGATAATAATGTGATAACATCATTCAAATTTGGCATTAAATTCTTCCATACGATCAATTTCACTTTGACTTTGTTCCATCGTCAGTCCACTGACTAATAGACCAGAAGCCAAATAATAATTTAAAACACCATCAAGTCCTATATTATATAGTTTATATTGGTCACCTTCTTTTTCAAACTTTTTAAGTTGGTGTTCTTCAACAATACTCTCTTTGGTTAACACACTAAATGTTCCATGGTGTAAACCTTTAACTTTTTGTCCTATTTCAAGATTCTCAGCTTTGACTTGCACCGAGCCAATACCTGACTGATAGAATACGGTATCAAGTGCGCAAGTCAATACTTTTTCTACACCTTCAAAACGAACTTTTATAAGTTGGTCCATAGATTTAAGAATAGTTTGTACATATGTTACTGTATGCACACCCATCTTAATACCATCAAGAGCAATAACTTGATCACCTATTCTTAAATTTCGAACTTTAACTGCACCATCAGGTACATAGATTCGTGTTGATGGTCCTAACATATATTATCCCATCACTGGTTCATTTGACATCATTGTCATGTTATAATTGTCATCAGTTGGCTCAAGGCCATTTGCTGCAGCATGATCATCAATAATTTTTTGTCTTGCTGCAATATATTCATCCTTGTTAGCATTTTCGGTTAAAAATTCTTCTGTTTGTCCAATTTTTTCTTTTTTATACCAAACACTATAATATATCATTGACTTTTTCATTTTTTCCTTTATTGAAAGAGTTTAATTGTTTATTGTATTTATTTCTTTTCTAAAAGCATTTTTCTCAACTCTCCTATTTGAGAATATAATTCATCAATCTTTGAATGCAAATATTCATCACCTTCAATTTGTGGATAAAATTGTCTTGCTTCTTCCATTGTAAGAGAAGATTCGTATACGTCAAATCTTAGTAATAGTTTACCCGCTACACTTAGGTCTGGATATTTCTTACCATAATATCCCGCAGTAAAACCTAATGACTTACGAAAATAATATTGATATTCAGAAGTCAGTGTTTCAATTTGTTTGATTACAGCATTAAGCATTTCTTCAGCATGTATTTTTAATTCAGAAAGTGATGGTTTTTTCTCACGATTCCAATTTAAAAACCATTTCTGATCCATGCCAGATATTGCCTTGTGTACTAACTCAAAGTTAAAATCTTCAAGAACTATTGCTTTAAGTTTTCGAATCTCATGTATTCTATCACCATATAAATTCATAATGTTAAACTCTCTTTCTTTTTACGGTAGTCAGCAATTGCTGCTTTGATTGCATCTTCTGCCAAAACAGAACAATGAATCTTCACAGGTGGTAAACTCAACTCTTCAACGATATCTTTATTACTGATCTCCATTGCATTATCAACTGTCTTACCTTTAATCCATTCAGTTGCCAATGAACTTGATGCAATCGCAGAACCGCAACCAAATGTTTTAAACTTTGCGTCAATAATCTTTTCATTATCATCTACTTCAATTTGAAGTTTCATTACATCACCACAATTTTTCACAACAACACCAGAATATACTTCATGATCAAAATGTGTGATAATGATATAGTTATTTGTTTCTTCAACTTGTAATGTATAACAATCATCTTCAACTGGTGGTTCATCATAACAAGGCATTATTAAGCGATGATTTGATTCAAAATCATATATGTCTGCATTAATTTCTGATTGAACACCTCTTACAAAATCAGAAGTTTTAATATCTTCAATTGCTTTATATCCATTTTCGACAGTAAGAAACTGATGATCCTTTGTTACACGAACTTTACGATCACCAATTTCATAAGTAAATAAATATTTTTTACCAGAATACACAACCTTCGCCATTTTAAATTTATAAGTATCTTCATTTATACTATATGACCAAACATTAATTGTACGTTTAAGTGTATATGCTTCTTCCAATGAAATATATTGTTGAACTGGTGTATGTATTAACGTTTCTCCACCAAAGCATTCTGGCGCACCAACAAGACCAGTACCTACATTTTCTTTAGTTTTATCAAGAGATCCAACATTTTTTGGATTGTCATAATGTTCCATAACTTCTTTAGAATAAGCCATTAGTCTCCTAATCTGAATTTGATGAATAACCAGTAAGACTGAGAATCATCTGAAATAGATTAATAAAATTAAGATATAATGAAAGTGCAAACTTAATACCATATCTCGGATCATTTGTTTCATAATACATCTCTTTTGCCATTTGTGTATCATATGCAGTAAGTCCTAAGAATAGAACAATACCTACAATTGAAATAACAAGTGCAAATACAGAACTTGCTAGCCAAATATTTAGAACACCAGCAATAATAATACCTACTAAACCTACCAGTAGAAGGTTGCCCCAACCTGATAAATCTCGTTTAGTTACATAACCATATAAACTGGCAAAGCCAAATGTTAGTGATGTTGTAAGAAATGCCTCAACAATATTTGTTGATGAATAGATTGCAAATATACTACTGAGCGATAAACCCATTACTCCTACAAATGCATAATAAAAACTTGTGAGTGTTTCAATTGGCCAGTCTTGTCCTTTAAATGAATACCATAGAATCATTCCGAGTGGTGCTAAGAACACCAGCCACATGAACAATCCGCCACTAAAAATTGTAGAGACAAAACCTGTTGAATATGTCAAGTAGGCAACCAAGGCACTTACGCCAAGACCACCTGCTGTATGATTATACATTGTTTGAAAGAATTTTCTTAATCCAACTTGATCGGCCTGAGGAGTTGGATTGAGACTTGATTGTATCATTGACATAAGACCTCCTTATAATTGGGTGTATATTATTATTTATTAGAGATCATTGTATTTGCTTTTAATTCTTCACATCGAGTGTGTAAAAGACGCAAACGTTTTTGTCTTTGTTCTTGGTCTCGTTTCATACGTTCAAACATTCCACGCATTGCCTCATCGCTATATCTTGTCATTTGTATTCTCGTTTGACAAAGTAATAGATTAACCTATCAAAAATAATAGGTCACCAAGTGGGTTTAAATACAGGTTCTTCTTGTTCTGGCATATCAACTTGAAAACTTATTCGGCAGCCACAACTCATCTTTGCAGCAGGATTTTCAAATTGTAATCCTCTTTTCGCCAATTCATAAGACCAATCAATCACTGTATCTTTAATGAACAAATAACTTTTTTTATCTACAAGAACACATATACCTTCTGATTGAAATAATAAATCATGTCGACGTTTGGTGTCATCAAAATCCATTACATATGTGAAACCGCTACAACCACCAGCTTTCACACCAATGCGAATACAAACAGATTCAGGATCTTTTAATTCTGATTGCATTACTTTTTTAATTTCTTTTGCGGCAGTTTCTGTAAGAGATATCATATCCACAAGTTACGATAATACTTACCGAACATCTTGAGTCCTTGATTGACAATCTCTTCATCTCGTCCATAGTTCCAATGATCTTCTGATATCAGTATAAATGTTTCAATCATTTGATCTAAAACATATTGCCATCGTGTATCAAGAAATTCAACGTCTGCTTCGTGTGGTGTTGTATTGTGTGCTTCATAACGCATATCTTCTGGCACATCTTCATCATCGACAAAAGGCACAGATATTTTATTATCTGCTTTGAAACGAATCAAACTTTCAAGTATTATATGTGATAATGACCAATCAAGAGAATATAAATCATGTTTTGAAATATGTACGATACGATGTTGAAATAGTTTATCTTTAACTGCATTTACAATCTTGATTAGAAAGTCATCCACTTCAGTCAACATTCGATACCACTGAGGTGAAATCTTTTTTTCTTCATACAATTTTTCAATAAAGTCGTAGAACAAAAATGATCGATTTGTATGACTTGTAAAAATAAACATAATTTACACCAGATATAATTGTTTTTCAGAATGATATTTCAAAAACTCTTTGACAGTAAAGTTTGTGCCGCCAGTTTTTGATTTCATGATTTTATCAAGACGATCATAATTATGATCTACACAAGCAATTAAAATGTCTGAATGTTTTGCAATTAGAACATTGCGGGCTAAGTAGCCGGGAGTAGTGAATGTTTTGGGGTAAAAAATTTGTGTTGGTAATTCAAACTCTTCTGCGAGGTCTTCAGCGAAACGGTCTCCTCCCTTTTTTGCTCCTCCTGAAACAATAGTTGTAATTACATTTCGCTGAAGAATATCTAGCAGAACAGTAAGAATCTCGGCTTTGTCACAATCTTCATTACGAGAACGAGTGCCAATGATTCCTACTTTCATAAATTAATCAAAAAGGTTATCAAGAATACTTTCAGGATTAGTGACAGAATATGGATCAGATAAACAATTATCTTGATACCCTGGTTCAACAAACCACTGAGTAATTTTCAAATTATCTACGACCACTGCATATCTCCATGATCGCATTCCAAAGCATTCAGGTCTTTTCTCAACAAGCATTCCCATCTGTCGAGTAAACTCACCATTACCGTCAGGAATAACTTTAACATTTTTTAAATTTTGGTCTTTTGACCATGCATTCATAACGTAAGAATCATTTACTGACATGCAATATACGGCATCAAATCCTTTGTCGACAAATGCATCATATAATTTTTCAAATGTTGGTAATTGCATTGTGCTACAGGTAGGTGTGAATGCGCCGGGCAATGAAAACAATAAAACTTTTCTGTTTGCGAAATAATCATTTGTGTTCATTTCTTGCCAACGAAACGGATTATCTCCACCAACTGCTTCGTCACGGACTCGAGTATTGAATTTTACAAAAGGTACTGTTTCTCTCATAGTATCTCCTTATGTGTATATGTGTTTGTGAGAATAAGTCAAAGGACTTAACTTATTATATCATATTAAAATACAAATGTCAAATAATTATCGACAACCAAATTGTTGATAATCAATAATATCGGACACGCTCACTTGTCCAATATCTACAAAAGCGGCATTTGATGATTTGAATTTACCAACAACACGGAGTGTGATGTTGCCATTATTATTATATAGTGTTCTTACAACATATTTCCAAACCTTGTCTTTCATTGCACGACCGCATCGAGCAAGGTCAAGATTAACACTCATATCTAAAATTCGAAATGTTACTTCATTATCTACCGATATACGAAAAACTTGAGGATCAAGGACGCCTGTTTGACTCTCAGGAATTTTAAATGTACAGTAGCCCATGATAAAACAATTTGTTGCATATGTCTTTGTAATGATTTGGCGATCAACAAGAGCATATGTTAATTGATATGGTAATACTATTAACGCAAATAATAAAAATAATTTCTTCATAACTCTATTTACTTAGATGAATGTTTAGCAATTAATCGACGAGCTTTCGTGACTAATGCTTTACCATCAATACCTTCACTCTCAACTTCTTGAATCCATTTTTGAACAACAGGTTCAAGTTTGACACGAAAGGCTTCCGTTTCTTCTTCAGTCAAAACAATATGTTCTTTTCGAAATATCTTCATCAAGTCAATACCTCTTTGTTCATCATCTTTCCACATCTGACCAATTTCTCTCAGAAACTTTTCTCCAGATGCTTGACGAAACGCTTTTTGGATGTCGGGAGACAAACTGTTCCACTTATCTTTGTTCATTGAAACTTGAAAGACAACACTTCCAAATCTTGTCTGATTGTGACCTTCTGTAAAATGTGAAACATGCTGCTCAAGTTTCAGCAAAGGATTCACATTGAAAGGAATGAACACAATCGTTGCTGTTCTTCTTTGAAGTGTTTGTGGAATTAAGTTGACGGGAACACTCACTGGCACTCCTTTTAACTCATCAATCACCCAAACACCTGTTCGGCTGGGAATGCGAGTTCTTTTGCCACGAAAGTCTTCTGGTTTGCGAACAGGAAATCCTTTTGATTGAATTGCTTGACCTTGATGAACATGTAGAAACATCACTTCAAGATTTTGGCGGTCATAATCTTGTTTCAATTCACTGTCAAACATCTCTTTCATTGCTAAATTTGTAGCAATCGGATCATTTGTGTGAACAAATGGCAACTCAAAGACTTCTGAACTTTGAAAATCTTTACCACTATATCCATTGATTGTCCAAACAAGGTCGGCGATTTTACCTTCACCTGCTTGTTTTGCCAAATCGCCTGGTTTTCCACCAAGTCTCATGCCCGGAACAATTACAATGTTTACTTTGTCTTTGCTCAATCTCTCAACTTCTCTTGCCCAAGGCTCAAGCATTTTTGTTTGTGCCGGTTCTTTTGGTGAAAAGAAGTGATGTAGCATGAGCTTGATTGGTTCATGACTACCTGCCAATACATTGTCAGGTATAAAAATGTATACCAGCAACATTAACGATACAATTAAGTATTTCATTTTTTTATCCTTTTCGTTCGGGTAGGCCCTTGTGTTTTGTCTTTGCGAAGTCTTTGGCGTCTGATTTTTTAATGCTCTTTGCAATCTTCTTCACTTCATCTGGTGGGTCCTTTAGCTTACCTTTTTGATAAGCATGGACCATACCAAATAAACGTTGTTGTGATTTTGAAAGAGCCTTCTCTTCGATATAATGAATAAAATCATTAAATGATTTCATTTATTTCGAAAGTCCTAGTTCAACACGTTTTTTCATACCATCGATTTCTTTTGACGGAATTTCGGGATGTGACCTTTTGTAGATGTCTAATTGCAAATTAGCCCATGCTTCTGCACGGTCTGTATCTTGCATTTTCTTAGCCTTTTCAAGTATCTTTTTGACCAGTTGCATTTGATTTGGTCTTAGATCTGGTCCATCTTTTTGTAAAGAAAGTAAGCTAAATTTTTCTTCAAGTTGTTGCTTAAACTGTTTAAAAGATATCATCTTCCATATCTATGCATAGGGTTATCATCACCGTCGAGGTCCATGCTTAGGCGTGAACTACCAGTTTTCTTTAGAATTTTTTCAGCACGTTCTCTTTTCTTTTCTTTTGCCAATTCTTCTTTACTTGGTTCTGCCTTTGCGCCTAAACGATCAAAAACGCCCTCAAATATTTCTTCTTTGAACTCTTTAAATGTCTTCATTTGAAATCTTAGTATAATTGATAAAGTTATATAATTATGGTATATTTATATTTATCAAATAAAATTTAAACTAAAGCTATTCATTAAATAAAAACGACCGTTTTTTTCAAACTCTTCCACAGGTGTGCTTGCTTTGTATTTCGAAACACGATGTGGTGTGTTCGCTGGATATATAAATGCTGAGTTTTTTTGTCCTGGTGATGTCATAATTTCTGTATATGAATCTTGCCAATCATTTCGTGTTTCAAGATTTATAAAATTAAAACGTCCAAGCATTTTTTCAAGTTCTACCTTTGAGTTTTGTCTGCGATCTTTTTCAGTAGTATTATAAAGAGAAGTTCCAAATCCATCATTCATGTATACAAGCATAACAAAAGGTATAGATCTGTCTTGAGGTATTGGTTGATTTAAATCAAACATACCTCCAGCTTCGTCATCTTGATGTGGTTGCATTTCAATATAATGCATATCATACCAAGCTTTTGTGAAAAATGATGATGTAAAATGAAACTCTTGATTTCTTTTTTCGTGATGTGCTACAAGGTCATTTGGTAAATCAGTAACTTCTGTTACAAACGATGCCACATGACTAGTATAGTCACCTGGTAATTGCCAATGAGATCGATATAAGTATGCGGCATTATTTAAGTTTTTATTATAAGTATATGGAATTCTACAAACAAAATCATATACAGTATCAAAATTTAAAAATATATCTTTTACATGCCAACAAAAATTGCCATATTTTGTAACTCTATCACCTACATCATGCATATTCAACAAAAATGCTGTTTCGCAATATGTCAGTGGTAAAGGATATGGTGCCAATTCTTTATTTAAATCCGAGTCTTTCTCCATAACTAAATCTAATTCTTCCATAATATCACCTCTTAAATATATGTGTTAACATAAAGTAAAACCTACCTTCTTTTTCGAATTCACTATAATCAATTCCTTGTTTATAATTTGATACTTTATGTGGACAACTCATTGGATAAATTAACATTCGGTTTGGCTTACCTTCAATTGTTAATATCTCATCATAAAATTCTTTATAACCTAATTCATGTTCAAAAGCAATACAACTAAATGTTTTTGAAGCTGAATAATGTTCGATATCTTTTCGAGTTTTTTTATAGGCGTATAAAGAAGTACCAGGCCCATCATTAAGATAGACAATCATAACATAGAATTGTTCTTTCTCTTTACTAAGTATATAGTCACGAGGATCAACAGGTTTTAAATGATCGGCATCTTGATGTGGATCCATCATCATAAAATGTAAATCATACCAATCTTTTGTAAAATAAGAAAATGTAGAATCTAAAACAATTGGGTAATCTTCCTTATTTTCAGTAACAAGATCTGAAATTTCTTTTGATTTTCTCGGACAAATACCTACATCAGTTTGAAACAATTCACTAAAGAAGTCTATATATTGTTCAGCAATTGTATGTTCGATATGAATTGGACTACGATAAAGATATGCAGAAAAATTCAATCCGAATTTATCGTATGTGTAGGGAATTTTCTTAGAGAGGTTTTGAATATTTTCGAAGTCAAGAAAGAAATCATCAATTACAAAAACATGTTCTCCATATTGTGTGGTTCTTTCATCAACATGCTCACGATTGATTGTGAAAATACTTGAATGATATGTTGTAATTGATGGTAAAACTTTCTTTTGCTCACTATCGCTGAGTACATTAAATTCTTTTTTCATACTTTACGGGAATAATGTTCCTGGTCCTCCGCCACTTCGTATTGCTCCAAAGACATCTTCAACACTTGATTCAACATTTGTCAAACGAAGATTTTGGTCGGAAACAGTTGTTTTAAGTTCAAGTTGATTCTTTTCAAATGTATCAACTCTATCTTTAAGAGTAGTTGAAGCACCATCAATAACAAAAAAGTTTCGTTCATATTCACGTTGTTTTTCTTGTAGTCCTTCAACTGCTGTACTTAGTACAGGTACAGTATCAAGTTTTTGCTGCATGTCGAACAAAGCATTCCATGTCGAGCCAACACCACCAGCAAACAGCACGCCAGCAGCAGCACCAATATATTTTGTTACGTTTGATTTCTTGACAGTATTATTATCAAGAGCGTTAACAGTCCCTCGAATTCGTTCAATAGACTCAAAAATACGAGCCTTTTCACGATCAACAATTTCGCCAACTTTGGGAAGAATTGTTCGATAGAAGAATGAATCAAATTTTCGATGATAATGTTCTTCATCAAATACATGATTCTTTACTTCATTGATTTCTTGTACTGAATTATTCAGCTTGATTTCAAGCTCACTCAGCCGTTGCAAGTCCTTTGTTTCATAACTTGCCAACCACTGATAAAATTCTTCTTTTGTTAAATTATGTTTTTGATTTTGCATAAAATAATCATTCACAAATTTATATAATTCATCGGGACCTTTTATAGTAGGACCGTCAGCCATTATTTGCTCAGATTAAATTGTTTAAAAAATATATAACTACACTTAATTATTTATCTTTTTTTCTGTCTTCAATATATTCTTGCATAATCTGTACAACAAGATCATTAAACGTAATGTTTTTCTTGTGTGCAAGTTTTGCTAGACCTAAAAAAGTTTCATCTTCAAGTTCAAGTTGAATTTCAACTTCATCGGTGGTAACTTCTTTTTCTGACATAGTAGCCTCTCTTTCAACCTTTTCAAAAATATTAATATCAGGATTTAAATTATCCTCATTTGTACTTATTAGACCTAAATCTTCTACAATAGTTGTATCCTCAAAAAACCCAAGATTTGATTGTTCATCATAATAATCTGGGTCTTCTTCATGAACGGACGAATTTAATCTTTTCAACAGAGATTTAATCTCAATTAAATCTTTTAGTACTTCATGATCTACTGCAGACATATTATTCTGATTCCTCCTGCATTGCAATGTAAACATCAACAACGTCACGATGAATTAGAAAACCATTCTCCTCATCACCAACCATTACATATAAATCATCTTCTTCTTCATCATCATAGTATTCATCGTCAACATCAACTTCATGTATTAATGAAAAAGGATGCATTTGTTCTTCACCGGCGGCACTTTTTTCCATTTCAAATGTGAGTGATAATGTTGAGCCATCTGCATAGTTGATTGTCTCAACAACTTTATTTTCATCAACCTTACCTTCCCAAGAAGAGGGCAAAAGCTCATTTGTAATTTTAGCTATCTTAGATGAATACATTCAGCACCTCTACTTAAAAGTTTTATAAATTTGCATGACTGCGGGAGCATTAAATACAAAATGCTCATCAACATTGACCACTTTGAGTTGATTGTTGCTCATGTTTTTCGAAACACTACTATGCTCAAAGAAGAAAACATCATCACTATTGATCGTATGTACCATCACTGGTATACTTTGGTCAGTAGTTCGTTCTTCAAGTTCAACATCAATATCAAAGCCGTAATTAATAAATGGTTTCATAAAATTATTTATCGTTAGTGTTTGCAAATATAAACCATTCAGGTGGATTTCTTTTTGTCCATCTGGGTAAATTGCCGTAATTTTTTTCGCCTATGTAATAGTTGCGATAGGCGATAACTGAATCTGGATCTTTATACTGGTCGGGCATTGCCTGAGGTGGCTGTTCAAAAGGACCATCAGGAATGTTTACAGGTGGATGTTTGATATACTCGGTTAGTCTCACCTGTGATTTGTGTGGAGTATTTCCATATCGATGATTATATTCTTTACATAATTCTACAAATAGGTTGTATAGCCAATTGTAGTTTGCTTTTGTTTGACGACACCATACTGTACAGGGATGGTTGATGTATGCAGCCTTATATACATCTCTTTCTTTTTGCTCATTTTCAAATTCATATTTTAATTTTTTGTTACCATTTTTATTTATCTTTACAACAACTTGCTTTGCATCAAGAACACGATGAGCAGCACTTAGCATTTGACCTGTTTCTAAGATCATCTTTACTACATGCTTGTCATTGTGCATCACGGCAGCATCGGCAGGATCTTGATGTAGATAAAAAATGTTCATGGTTGCATCTCCTTGAAAACGTGAGAGAATAAATAGAGTAAAGATCATATCAAACAATTCTAATTTTGTCAAGAAATTTTTTTCAATATGTCTGGACCATCTCTACTTTCAGTAAACAATGGAAATTTAGATAATAATTTCAGCCAGGTCAACCGGTTTGAAATGTACTTCAGTGTGTTGCCGAACATTACATATACATTGAATGAAGTAAATTTACCGGGGTTGAACATCAACAACCCTCAGGTTGCCACATTGTTCAATACAACATATCAAGGTGCAGACTCTGCACAATTTGACCAGTTGAATATTAATTTCATTGTTCAAGAAGACCTATCGAACTACTTTGAGATGCATGATTGGATGAGAGCAATATCATTTCCACATAGCTTCGAAGATCGTAATGATCTAAAAAGATTTGAGGGTGATGAAAGTTATGGTATGTTAACTCTGAATAATAGCTACAATCGTCCTCTGTTTCGTTTTCATTTCTATCATGTAATGCCTAACTCACTGACAGGATTAAATTTAATGACTTCAGATGCTTCTGAATTGATTGCATCTGCTTCTTTTAACTTCACTATATATAAGAGAGAATTAGTTCCTTCACATGATTATTATTAATATTATGGAGCATTATGATTACACATGATATGGTCTCTGAACAATGGGAACTTGACTATCCTAAACCAATGGATGTTGCAAGAAATCTCGAAAACCTTCCAGAAATTACACTCACTCTTGAGAATAAGTATAACAAGTATTGGGATTTTTATTACAAAGTTCAATATCAATTGAATCAATTGAATACTAAACTGACTTCTCTTGAAAATATTTTAAAATTATACTATACAAAAAAACCAATTTCTGAACGGCTAAAAGAAAAATATAATCTTGAACCTTTGCAGATTGCATACACAAAACAAGAAATTGATTCCGTAATTAAAGCAGATGAAAGATATTGTGAATTGATTGGTGAAATTAAAGTCACAGAATCTTTACTCAAAAGAATTGAAGGATGCATTAAGTTTATTACCTCATGGGGTTTCAATCAAAAGGAATTCGCCCAGATGCATCGAATTAACAGTGGTTATTTAAAAGAGTAAATGAATAAGATCTTTATAAAGTTTCTCAACTGGAGTACTTGCCAACTTCAGACAGATGCTGGCATTGTACATGAGTTGAGTGATGTATTCTCATATTTTGTACCAAGTGCAAAATTTCATCCTAAGTTTAAAGCTAAGAAATGGGATGGTAAAATTAGACTGATTGACTCAAGGCGGCATCGTATGCCATTAGGTCTTGTACATCGTGTGAAAAATTATTGTAAGTATAAGGGTTATCAATTTGAATGTGACTTTGATATTGAACCTGTTGATTTTACAATGGAAGATGCACATGATTTGATTGAGGCACTTGAAATGCCATTTGAAGTTCGTGACTATCAAGCACAGGCTTTTGTTCATGCAGTTCAGAAACAAAGGTCTATTTTAGTTTCTCCAACTGGAAGTGGTAAATCAGCAATCATCTATCTACTGATGCGATTGTTCGAACAATTAGAAAGAAATGTTTTAATGATCGTACCTACTGTGAATCTTGTAAGTCAGATGAAACAGGACTTCATTGACTATTCACCAAACTTTGCGCCTCTTGATGTACAAGAAGTATATGCTGGTAAGACCAAAGAAGTGCAATCTCCGATCATGTTGTCAACTTGGCAAAGTTTACAGAATCTTGACAAGGATTGGTTTAAGCAATTTGATACTGTAGTTATTGATGAAACTCATTTAGCAACTGGTCAGACATTACAAAAGATTCTCAACTACTGTGAGAATGCAGATTTTCGAGTAGGCTTGACTGGGACATTGACAGGTGAGAAGGTTCATGAGATGTTACTCATCAGTACCATTGGTGAACCAAAGAAGATTATTTCAACTAGTGAACTTATCGACAATAAGATGCTCAGTGATTTGAAGGTGAAATGTATCATCTTAGATCATAAAGATTCCCCACCCAAGATGAACTACAAGGAAGAGATCGACTATCTTATCAGTCACCAGGCAAGGAATGACTTCATTATTAATCTGGCAAGGACATTGAAAGGTAACACGTTGATTCTATTCAATTATGTTGAGAATCACGGAATGGTTCTCTATGATCAAGTTGAGAAAGTTATTAAAAATAAAAACATTTTCTTCATGTCCGGTGACACCAAAGCGGAACTCCGGGAGAATATAAGACAACATGTTCGAGACAACCATGCAGACAACATCATTTTAGCAAGTAGTGGCGTCTTCTCAACAGGAGTTAATATTCCAGCACTTCACAATGTAATATTTGCCTCACCAACAAAATCGAAAATTCGAGTCCTTCAATCTGTTGGTAGAATTCTGAGAAAACATGATTCAAAAGAGGTCGCCACTGTATATGACATTGCTGATCGTATATATCGAAACAAAAAAAATTATGTATATTCCCACTTTGAGGAAAGATATAAGTATTATATTGAAGAAGATTTTGACATAAAGTATTATGAGCATTTATTAAAATCTGCTTGACATTGACTTTGGACTATGATATAATAATACCGAGGACGTTTTATTTTCAAACAAACTACTAAGAGGTATGAATTATGGCTAAAGCAAATTTCGTTGATAAACAAAAATTTTATGAGCATTTACTTCATCGATATAATACTGTTCTTGAAGTGAAGAAAAGACAACAAAGATATTATCAACTTGTAAGCGAAACACAAGCAAACGATAATCGAAAGAGTGTAGTAAATCAAAGAATTAAAGATATGCTACATCGTATACCAATTGATGATTATATTGGTGAGTGCATTTTAAAAATCTGCCAGAATCTAATTCGCAAAAAAGGATTTATTGAATTCAGTCAGACTCATGCTGAAGATATGATCGGTGATGCTATCGAAAATTGTTTTC